ATTAATGTTTTTAGATCTATATCATTAATAGTGTATTTTTTATCAAGTGGTTCTCCACCGTTATCTTCTACACCAGATTTTTCATCATCATCATATTCCGGATCAAATTCGTCTTTTTTATCTCCGTGATTATATGTGAGATTATCCGTCGATGTAAATAATGCCGCAGTTATATATGCGTTTGTAAAAGTATCTAATTTATCAATTAAATTTTGATGGTGAAAAGAATTTATATTTTTTGCACCTTCTGGTGTATCAGTTTCTTTATTAACAATTTGTTTTATTAATTGCTTTAATTCTTCTGGTGTCATATATTATAAAAATTTTTACGATTGTCGCTCAACCACATCAACTTTACTCAAACGTGTGTAGTGGCAATTGGCGATTATGGATAACGATTTATCTGGTTGACCACCCAAAAACTGTTCTTGGACCACATCATCAATTTCGTGATACCGAGCATTAAAAAATATTAAATCTCCACTTTGAGGGAAAAAATTAATTGATTGTAAATCTTTTTCCATAAATTTAAATACAACATTTTGTTTTCTATCTGGACCAAAATCGTCGGCATCTGTAGAAATATCTGCTCGATCAACTAAACATATAATATCTATACCTGCATAATATGTTTTTCCAATAGATGGTTTACTTTCCCCATACATATTAGTTTGAGTATTATCAGCATTTGCTTTGAATAATGTTACTTCACTTTGTATTACATCATCCAATAATTCATCATTTATCTGATTAATGAAATTAACATCCATTTCTGAAAAATATCTTCCATTCATATAGTATGATCTTATAAAATAAAACACAATGCCAAAGCGCCAATATAAATACACAATGGCGAATTCTTTAAAATTGATTGCATTTGTTCATTCATCTGTGACATTTTTTCCATTTGCATAAACTTTCCACTTGCTTCAAGCATTTCTCGCAACACATCCAACAAACGTTCTTTGGTTTGTTGTGCTTCTGCTCTTAATTCTGCTCCATCCAAAGTTACCTCGCCTCCAGGTATTGGCATTGATTGATATTTTTGTCGAATAGCTCCAAGAATTTCTTTACAATTTGCCAGAAAATAATCACGTATCCATTGTTTTCCAGGATCATTTATATCAGAATAAGAATGATTTTTATAAGGAATGTTTGAAAAATCACTTGCTATTTTATCTCCATCTGGAGAAAGTGCTCCTTTTTCAAATGCTTCATTATCATTTGAATATTCCAACCACATTTTATATCCTTCAGTTGGAATTGGCATAATACGAAGTTTATTATTTTTTAATTCAAACGAATATGCACTTTTACGTACCATATCATTAAATTGAATAGACTGCATACGAAGTAAATCTTCAAATATTGGAGTCATTAAAAATTGTACTGCTGGAGAATATGCACCAAATCCAAGTTCTTGAAGAACATTTGAATAACTCATTCCAGTCATAGAAAATGGATCATATACACGAGCAGATGCCGGAGGTCTATCGTGAAATATTCGTCTTACAGTAATATGAGAACAATTTTCTTTAGTATTTCCTATTAATTTTTGAAGATCATAATCTTGTTGCATTGGGTTAACTTGAATATAATCCTTTTTCCAATCAATATTACCACCAGTTCCAGCTTCACTTCCATAATCTCTTGCCAATGCACTTATAAATGGTAATCCAGTTCCAGTAACAAGTCTATTTTGAAGATTTGTCATTGAATCAATACGTTGCCCCTGAAGAGAAAACATATTGTTAATCATATTATATTCGTTTATTTTTGCATTATAAACATTTACTGATTCTTCAAATGCGGTATAAAATTGAGTATCTATTAATTCTACTGCAACTACAGGATATCCTAATCGTTTTGCTGCCCAGTCTGCTGCTCGTTTACATTCATCTATAAATACTGGATCTTTATCATATATTCCAAATGCAGTTTTTCCAGGAACAGCGGACCCACTTCCTGGCCATCTTATATTATTTTGATTAGAAATCGCCATACTTCTGTTTTTTAAAGTTTATCTATTAAATAAATATAGAATGACCAATCTATTCCATCATCTATTGAATGTATTTAATTAGAGATTGTTAATTATATTAGATATTTATTTATTGTAATACCCTGCTTTTTGCTGGGGTATATTATTATTATTATGCCAACAATGTTTGATTATAGACCATTTTTTTGTGAAACTGATATAGAAGGACATACATATTGGGGAAACGAAGCTGCCGGATGTATTTTTATAGCCAAAGACACTGGAAAAATTCTATTAGCACATAGAAGTAGTAAAGCTAACGAACCTAACACTTGGGGTACGTGGGGCGGGAAAATAGATGGTGCAGAAACTCCTAAAGATGCAATTGAACGAGAATTAGAAGAAGAAACTGGATTTTATGGATCATATAAAATAACTCCATTATATGTTTATAATGATGGGAATTTTAAATATTATAATTATTTAGTTGTTATTCCCTTCCAATTTTCGCCGGAATTAAATTGGGAAAATGATAATGCAAAATGGGTTGAATTTGGAGATTGGCCTGAACCAATGCATTTTGGTCTTAAAGCCTTATTACAACATGATGGGAGAAAAATAAAAAACATCATAGATATTATTAATAAAAAAAGAAACAAAAAAACAATTAATGAAGTTAATATTAATAATATTGATGCCTTTGTTCATTGGTTTGGAAAAAGTGTTGTTAAAAATAAAGAAGGAATGCCGTTAATAGTTTATCACGGAACAAATCAACCAATAACATCTTTTAGTAAATCTCGAAGAGGAATATCAACCCAATCATGTAGTTCTAAAAAAGCATATTTTTTTACAGATAGTCCAGAAATAGCTGAACAATATGCTATAAAAGCTGGTACAATAATCCGTTCTAATTTAGCATCATATGAGAAAAAAGTAAAACTCCTTCAAAAAAATATTGAACAATTAGAAAAAATTGCACAAAAAACTGGAAATTGGAACCCATATGAAAAAGCAATTCAAGATTATGAAGATTTTGATCTTAGCACTATGCGAGAAGATAATATTACAGGACAAAATATTGTGCCGGTATATTTAAAAATAGAAAATCCATTTGTTTATGATTTTAAAAATATGTTACCAAAACCTGGAGAAATAGATAAAACTATAGATTTTGCTATAAAAAATAATAATGATGGAATAATATTAAAAAATATAATTGATCCATCGCCATCATCAAATCATTATGTGGTTTTTAAATCATCCCAAATTAAATCGGCTATTGGAAATTGTGGACAATTTAATCCGAAAAAATTGGATATTACAAAAGAGGCGATAGATATGCCTCCGGCAATGGTTCAACATGCTAATATTCCAAAAACAAATTCTGTTTCAGTACTAAATCCTCAACAAATAACAAATGGGTTTGTTGTTGTTGCGACATTATGGGGGGAAGCACGAGGAGAAGGAGAACAGGGAATGCAAGCAGTTTTGAATGTTATTATGAATAGAGCAAAAGGAGATTTTAATAAAGCAGGAGCAATTGCATTAAGAAAAAAACAATTTTCAATGTGGAATGGGATAACTAATCCAGGAGAATCTGCCATTAATTTAGCAAGAGAAAAGAAAGATGATAAAACTTATCAAATTGCTTTAAAATTAGTAAATGATGCAATGCACGGAAAATTACAAGATATTACTGGAGGAGCGACATTTTATTTTAATCCACATAAAGCAAATCCTATATGGGCAAAAAAATTCATAAAAACAAAAAGCATTGGAAATCATAATTTTTACAAAATTCCAAAATTACCTCCAAAAAAAGCAATAAGTGAAAATACAAACTCGATTAAAATTTCTAAATTGGGAATGATTGGAGACGGAATATTCGAATATGAAATGGAATCTTTACATTCAATTATTTCTTATAGATATGAACCCGATACCAAAACATTTTATTTAGATACTATCGAAACTTCAAATCAAGAAGATCAACATAAGGGATATGCAACAGCATTATTAGAATCATTTTTTAATTTAGTACATCAATATGGAGGAGTCTTGGATGTTGGAAGTTATACCGATTCTGGTATGAACTTTATAAGGCCAGTTATAGAAAGATTATCGATAAAATATAGAGTGCGATTAATATGATTATTAAACTTAAATCTTTATTATTATTAGAATTAAAGTATCCACTTGCCACTGGAAAAAAATTAACATCATATCAAGGTATGGAAGGATGGAAGGGAAAACTGGTTTATATGTCTCCCGATCAATTTTTACATTTTGCAGCACCAATACCAGAATATCAATTGAATAAAAAATCATTAAAAAATATAGAATATAGAATATTAAATCAATTGCCAATGGATTTTTTAGTATTACATATTGATATGAAAAATAAAAAAGTGGTTGGTCACGAAGGACGACACCGAGCTATTATATCTAAAAAACTTGGTATTGAAAAAGTTCCCGTGTTAATTTATACGGGGAGTGAATTTGATAGGGTTCCCAAGTGGACTCCAGAAACTCATGCGGAAATAAATCAATATAATTTTAAAACACAAGTAGAAAAATAATATGATTAAACTCAAATCATTAATTACATGGGTTCCTCGGGGGTATGTCTTACGAGAAGAATTATCCGCTCCGTTTGTTATTTTAGGAGCAATATGGCCCGATGGCGAAATAAAATCGATTGATGGTATAAATAACGATTCTCGACATCCATTCAATTGGACATCGTGTAATCGATGGAGATATGTACCAGACATAAAGTACTTGAATTTTTGGGAGACTCCGACTATAATAGAAAAAGAATTGGTCAAAGATTATTTAAATAAACGTGGGTATAAAATAAAATATATAAATGTTTTAATAGCAACCAAAATGTTTAAAGGATTTGAAAAAGTAAATGAAGAGTTAATTATGAAAGTATCTAAAGATGAAGCAGCATTAAATTTTTTGAAATATAAAGTTCAAAACGGACCTTTTCGAGGAAAGGTGTATCTTGCTGGTGGAGCAGTACGAGATCTTGAACTTGGAAAAACTCCTAAAGATTTAGATGTCACTATTATTGGAGATATTAACGGAGGACTTAGTTTTGCTATTTGGCTTGCTAAAGAAATGGGAAACTATAAA